ATATGAAGCTAAATTATTTAGCGCTTTAGCTATTAATGTTACGTTTCCAGGACTTGTTTTATCTTGTGATACACCAGGAACTTTTTTAGCAAAATCAGTCATAATTTTTTTTGCTTCTGGCTCTGCCATATTTTGAGTTATTTTATTATACTCTTCTGGACTTGTCTTTTTAAACTCTTCAAGAGTGCTTTGCAAAACGTTTTGTTGAGATGTCATTTCTATATCAGCAACTTTTATGAAATTTTGCGCAGCTAAAAATGCGTCACGAAATTCATCGCCACCAGTAAAATATTCTGTCCAATTCAATGGGTTTATGCCCATTCCTCCACCAGCACTTCCTTTACCCCCAACAATGCTGCTTATTCTTACAGCAAGTTTACGAAGATTATTAAGTCCGGATATCACCTGATTTAAACTATTTATATCTTTTTTATTATAATCTTGTTCGAATTTGACAAAATCTTTTTTGAAAGCATCAAAAACTATTTTTTGTTCAGCAGTGATTGTTCCATTTTCTTCTTGATTGCTAACTTCAAGATCATCAAGCTCCGATATGAAATTTTTGCCAGCATCAATTAATTCTTTTTTATCATAAATATGACTAAAAAGTTTGTTGGCTAAATAACCAGTAAGCACACCAGCTGAAATAGCCAATGATAAAGTTGTTGCCAACCCTACTGCTCCAGTAACGGCAACCCCTGATAATCCTGTTGCTGCTGGGGCGGCTTCTAACCACGCTCCAGCACCAGCCATCTCAGATAGTTGAGCTTTTTTTTTAAGTCCTAGTATATCCTCTGCATCTTTTATAATGTCAGCAACATCAGCTCCATACTTGCCCGTTGGCTGCTTATTCACAACATCAACAATCTTCTTGTGTCTCTCAAGTATGTTCGGCACCTTCGCATGCTCTGAATCACTAATTGGCTTCGCCGCATGTGGATGCGCAAAATCTATAACGTCATCCCCATCCTCATCAATCGCACGATATAAATGAGTCTCAGCCTTTTTATAATCAAAGAACTTCGTCTCCAATGAATCGGCCTGCTTCTCAAACCCCTTGGCGCGCAATCCATCAGCAAGTTTCAATATGTCCTGCATTAAATCTTTGCCAGGCTTATATGAAACCTTCTTCTTTGGCTTCGATGCCGCTACCTTCTTTACAACAGACTCAACCGAAGAAGAATTAAACTCGCCCTTCGCTTTCGAAATTCGTTCTAATTCTCGCATGACCGGACTGTCTAAAAAATTAATGTGCTTAAAAGTCATTATTATTCCTGCTCTTCTAAATTGATTAGCATCACACTTTCAACAAATTTAGGATCTACTTTGGCTGTATACTCAGGATCATTAGTAAATGCATGCTGAAGCTTCTTAAATGCCTTTTTTAAACGCGGCGAAGCATTAACCTTTCGCTCAAAACCCTCAAGGTCCTGCAAAAGACTTATGTCCGCGTCAAGCTCTTCCTCAGCACTCTTTTTGCTAAATGCTTCTTTTTTAAGCTCGCTGGAAACATATTCGCGAAATATCTCAGAATTTGTTGCTGCGGCCCAATCGGTAGAATTCATAGTAACTCCCTAATATATCAATGCTTATTTATTGCATTATTCTGTCCTATTACCTTTCTTTATATTAGCTATAGTCTCTAATGGTCGAAGATTCTCAAGTTTCCAACACTTTAAGAAATTTTCGTCAGTCAAAGAAATGAACAGAAGCTTAGATTGTGGAATAATGTGGTCTACTTGCCATGTATTTTTATTTGAATCATATTTACCATAATTACCCCAATTCATCCATGGCTCCCATAATGATTCAATATGTTTACGTAATTCATTCATGTCATACGGCAAATAATTTAAAATAGAATTATTATTTTTTAAACCACCATTTATCTTAATATATTTATTAACTGCCGAACTAACAACCTCTCTCAATCTAAAAGACGCATCTATTATTCGTTTTTGCTTTTTATATATTCGTTTATATTTGATACGCACAGGCTTGTATAAAATTTCTCTTTTATATATACATGCTTTACAAACACTTATATGCATGTTTTTTGAATATCTGTCTTTACTAAAATATTTAATATTTTTCTCTAAACTACAAATTATACATTTTTTTAAAGATTTGATATCATATTTTATTTTTGTTAATCTTAGTTTCCTATATAATTTAAGGCAATTTTTGCATTTAGAATTATATCCATCTTTTATATATTTATTTTTACTAAATAAATTTATATTGAGATTATTACAGCAACTTGAACACAATTTATTTTCTAAAACAGGTTTTTTGCTATTTTTTGTTAATAGCTTTATACTTCTGCTTTGCTCAATTAATTTTGATTTATTGTTTAAATATCTTGCGCGATCCGTTTCTTTAACACATATTTTGCACCATATAACAAAACCATCCGCTTTACTACTCGATTTGCTAAATTGATTGAAACCTTTAGTTATTTTACATTTCGAACAAATTTTCATAAATAGCTGAAATTATTGAATTTTATACCCAGAGAAACTCTAATGAAGAAAAGACCGATGTAGGAGTTCCGGTCACAATAGCTACACCAGGATGACTTGGGCTTGGCTGACGAGTAGTTAATTTGCCTTCTTCAGAAACAAATAAGTTTGCATTAATTGGATATCTCTGATTAGTCTCATATTGGTCAGTCTGCGCAATAAGCCTAGTAAACCACACAGTAACTCTAGAACTTCCTTGTGTAGAATCATCGCCAGGAACATTGGGAACCTGATATGTATAATTAACTCTAGTTCTAATAGAGTCTGGAATTCCATCACCATCGGCATCAAAATTCAATTGTGTTCCAGCCAAAAATATAATAACCCCGTTTCTTGGAATTAATTCTACATCTACCGGATCGGATGTAAAACTAGATGAAACAACATTTGGGTTTTCTAATTCCATTTTTACATCAGTAGGAGTTATTAAAGTCCCTCCAGGCCCAGAGATACCAGCAATTGGACCAGCAATTATTATTTCATCAACAGATGGTGCAAAGAATGCTTTTGTCTTTACGTCATCAATAATGCCTATTGGAACTGTACCATCACTAACTCCACAAACTACGTTGTTGCCCATTACTGTCAATTGCGCAATCATACCGGGTTGAAACTCAGCGTTGGGATCAACTGGGAAAGTAAAGGGAATTGAATTACATACCTGAATAAGACGTAACATATACAACCTCTCGAAATTATTGAAGATTTAAATTATTTGACCATTTATACTGAAAACAGCTGACATCTGGAGCGCCAATTTTATCAAGTAAAGCTCTTGTTGCTTTCTTTGAGGCATAAATTACTGGATATTTTTGTTTATTTGTAACATGAATTGTATCATCACCAACGAATTTATTTAATTTTTCGGCTAAAAATTCGCACTCATCTATAGTAAAAGAACAGGTACAAAGTCTTAAATGGCCTTTTTCTTTAGATACTGAGCCATCATCCATAATCCAATTTCTAATGGCCGGAGCCGAAAGTTCAACATCCATAGGTACAATTTTTTTAGCACCTGCATAATATTTATTAATTTTCTTTGCACCAATATACCATTTATTATATATCTCAGCTAATTGTATAGTGCATTTTGTTGTCAATTTATAAGCATATGTTTTATACGTTTTATCAAATATTTTATATATTCTACAAACCAAATCATTTTGTTCAATTATATTTTTTACATATTGTATATATTCTTCGTATTTTGATGTAAATTGAAAAAATGCCTGTATTCCAACAAATGCAATACTTCCATCACCCAACAACCAACCATCTAATTTTTGCAAAGTATCATTATTTAATTTAGTATGATTAGCAAAAATCATATGATTTACTTCAGATCTATTTCTTCTTTTAATATTGTTTTCTTTTAAAACATCTCTTACATATGCAGGATGAGTGCTATATGTTTTAGCAATATCATATGTTGACTCGCCATTTTGATACCGCTCCACAATAGATATATCTTCGCCTATTAAAACGGTTTTTACCGCATATTTTCTATCCATCATGAATCTATATATCATGTATCATGCTGTTTAAATGAAAAAGCCCAAGTTGTGAGATACCTGGGCTTTTTTAAGTTAAGTTTTGAATAGAAGATTAAACATCTTCGAATAATTCATTTATCATATTAATATCATCTGCTTCATTATTTTCGGCGATTTGATCTATTTCTTCTTCTGGAACCTCGCCCTTATCGCCTAATATCATATCTAAAAACCTATCTTCTAAAGCATCCGAAGGCCCACTTTGCAAATTTGGAGTTTCTGTTAATCCAGACTCCAATTGCTCACGCATCCATTCTCCTGGTCCTTCATGTGTTTTATTATAAACACTTGGAAGATGCGCGTTACCATAATACATGCCTTTTCTACCGGCATTACCATGTGGGCTATCCTGTATATCATTTACATCATAACCAATATGCCGATACATCTCTTTTTCATTTTTGGATTTGCCAGGATTTTTTGGTTTCTTAACCTTTTTGCCTACAGGCTTTTTCTTTGCAGCTTCGCTTATAATGACATCGTTACTATCATTGTTTCTATGGCGTGAAGCATCTCCCATTTCGCCAATATTCATTTTGGAAAGCCATCGAGCCACTTCCTTGGCAGCCCCAGCAATCTCATTTTTATCATCCACATATTCTGTAAATGCTCGTCCTAGCAAAACTCCTGACTCGCCTTCAATTCGAACAGCTGCGATCATATAGCCGCCTTCGCTTTGAGGCCGTACAATAATGGTGATTCCATTATCTGCACGAGAAATTTCTTTTGGTTGGAGCCTGATATGTTTTGCAGCTTCTGGATATTCAAAATCTGAATCACCAGAATCACTTGCTAAAATATCATTTTGTTGAGCATGCCAATTAGCATCATCATCTGGATCTAAACCTATTTTATTTAGATGTCTTAATGAGTAAATTTTTACTGCATTACGTGGTTGAAATTCTAAAATTTCTCGCGCGTTATCTTTGGCATCTTCTGGATATTCCCAGCCAGATTCAATTTTGCCATTTACTAAAACATAATGTGTATAATCTGGATTATTTATTCCAGCTGTTTTTTGAATTTTTGAATTTAATATTCTTTCAACAATAATAGTAGAAGCTTCTGCAAATTTAAATAAACCAGCTTGTTCGAAAGCTGTTGCCGCTACACTTAACTGACGTGCTGCTTCTATACGTTTTCTATCAACATGAGATTCTTCTTCATGTGTGGCTTTATATAGATTGCTCTCCATTTCGGAAGCTATGTCAATAGTATTTGCTAATTTAAACATGTTACGCCAATTTTTCTAATAGTTTTGTAACAAGCTCTGCATTCTTATGATCACCCAAGTTTTCTAAAATATCAGCTGCCTTGATTAAACTATTCATGGCAATAGTTATATCATCAGAACGAACAACTGATTCGGCTTGCTCTGCCATAAGATTTTTTCTCATGGCAGAGGCAATTTCATCGCCAATTATAGAATTTAAGTTAGTCATTTAATTTAGAGATAGTCTATATCATCACTATTTTTTATCCATTTATCCAATGATTTAAATGCTTTAACTACTTGAGCATCTTTGCAATTAGAGTGATGAACGTGACCTTCTCCGCTCTCATTTAATTTAGGGTCGATACTTGATTTAAGCTGACTTGGTGATACATAATCATCATCAGACATGTTTATTTCAGTTGGTTCCATTTTTGGACGATTCCAAGCTGGAGCCGGTTTGCCTACTGGTGCTGCTGGCTTACCAGCTACCCCAGGTGCCTGATGCATGAATGGAGCATTTGGCTTACGTTCTGGCATTTTCGGACCAGTATATGGAGCCTGTTGTGATTTGCCGACTGGTTTTGCAGCCGGTTTTGCAGCAGAAATTGGAGCATCAGCATTGTTGGTATCAAAATCTAATTCTTCATTAGAATCTAATTCAAAATCAAGATCACGCTCTTCTTCTGGGCGCATATCTGGATATGACTCAGTGTCCATATCTTCCTCTTCTTCTCCTGATAAACCAAGTTCTGAACGCGGCTCTGGACCAAAGAGATCTTTGTCTAATTGACTTTCAAGCTCTTCGTCATCAAACTCGCCTTCTTCCTCTTCATCATATGCGGTTTTAATAGAAGCCTCACGAACGATAATATCAAGGGCCTGTAGTGCCGCCATAGAACTGCGCTCATAGCCCATTTCATCTAGCACGGCTGAAGTTTTTGATAATGAATCAACGATATAATGCAAAGCTAACATCGCATCTTTCTTTTTTGATTTCTTAGCCTCTTCTTTTTCTTTCTTTGCCTCTTCTTTTTCTTTCTTCGTTTCTTCTTTTTCTTTGGCTTTTTCTTCTTTGGCCTCTTCTTTGGCTTTTGCTTTCTCTTCTTTAGCCTTCTCTTTGTCGTCTTTCTTATCTTTGGCAAAGTTTACATCATTATCATCATCTTCTTCTTTCTTCTTCTTTTTCTTGCCTTTTTGAAGCCAAGGAGGCATTTTACCTTTCTTTGGCTTGGTCTTTTTAGACTTGCCTTTCTTATCCTCGTCCTCGTCCTCTTCATCTTCATCATCTTTATCATCAGCTGCAAACTGAGCAAAACGATTGAATGCATCTAAACTTGGATTAGCAGCTGTTTTTATAACAGCCGGTCCTGGCTTAGCAAATATCTTTTTAAACTCATCACTATTGAGAGTTTCATCCATATTTGCCGCAACTAAGTCACCTAAATTATATCGTTTCATAATTGTATCCTATAATTCTGGCCCGCCATATAATATGGCGGGCCAAACGAATCATTAATTAGTATTTTCTTCCAGAGAAAGCTGCCGCTAGATCTGTGCGAATATCAGATGACGCTGCTGGTGCAGAAAGAACAATCTGATCTGAAGCTCCAACCATTAAATCCTGCATTCCTACTTGTGGAATATAAGAAGCCGCCTTACGCATTGAGCCTTGGCGTTGAACCATACGCTGCATGCTAGTAAATGCTTCATCATCCCACTTCATAATGCTGTTTACTTGTTCCGTGACTGATTCACGAGCGCTGGCACAAAGACCAACGTCCGCCATCTGGTTAGCAAGCTCATAAGAACGAGCTAACTTAACACGGTAAGATTGCATCTCTTCTGCCGCTTTCTTCTTGGCATGCTCCTTTACAAACTCAGAAGCAAACTCCGTAGACTCTGGGTCCTTTGCCTCGCCCCAGAATTGCTTCCAGTATTTAACTGCATTAGAGTCAAGACCTTGCGCAATTAATCCAGGGAAATCAGTCTTTGGATCGATAGCACCTGCTACAACAAGTCTCTGAATTTCTTCAGCTGCCTTGCGTACCTTTGGAGCCGCCGTTGCAACATCCATTATTGCATCATGCTTCTCTTCCAAATCCTCAACAAGCGCCCCATCCTTGAGGGATGGTTTGTTGTCTAGACTTGTGGTTGTTCCACCGGATGGATGTGCCTTTCCAAGCATATCGCTAAATTGAAGCCCTTTTTGAGCGATTTTCATTCTCATTTGTGCGCGTCCTTCTTTGGTGTTTAAGCTAGCGCTCGCTGTTAATTCACTATCATTTACCATTAAATCATCATCAGCTGGAGCGCTATCTTTCTTAGGATCATAATTCTCTATTTGCCATTTGCCGTCCTTAAACTCGGCAGTTGCGTCATTATCATCATAATCATCTGCGCGACCCATTTCTAAGCCAGTACCAACATTAGGTGCAGTAGCTGGGAATTCTGGGCGCATTGTTGATCTTGGCTTTGCTGGACCAAAGCTTGGTGTAACAGGAGCTTCTCCTAACATTCCGCTTATGCCAGCAAACATTCTCTTGATATCTTCTAGACTTTGAGCTTTGGAAAATTGATTTTTGATAGCTTGTACTTTTGCCGCATCCGCAGTGTCTGCGTCATTCTCATCCTCTTCCTCTTCCTTATCTTCGTCTTTTTCGTCTTTTTCGTCTTCTTCCTCTTCTTCCTCTTCGTCCTTATCCTTCTTCTTTTTCTTCTTATCTTTCTTATCGTCATCATCAGCTAACAAGGCATCAAGGTCCGCCGCGCTATTAATATCAATAATTCCTGCGCGCTTAACTAATGCGTCGGAACCTTCTGCATATTTAACAAATGCGCTCATGAGTTTGTAAGTATTAGCAATGGTCTTATCTGCATCACTAATCGCATCCTTTGTTACTTGATTAACAAGATTTTTGTTTTCTTGTGTTACCGCACCATTTGTATCATAAACATATGAAACAAGCTTAAGCTCTTCAATATGATCTTGAATTTCTGCTACCGCCTGCTTAATACCTTTTCTTAAGGCGCCATTAAGAGTTTTGGCCATTGAAGTAAGAGATACGGATGCCGTTGCACCCATCGCTGGAGCAGGAGCTTCCGCTGCTGGCATCTGTTGATCCTTAAGAGCCTCGAAAGCCTCGCTCAACTCTTGAACGAGATTATCTAACTCTTTGATCTTTGATCCAACATTATCAGTTGGATCTCCCTCTGCGCCAACTTCTGTGCCTGCATTTGGCTCTAATCCGGCTTGATCCATAGGCATTCCCATTCCTGCTGCTCCGCTCGCATCTGGAGTAGCACCTGGGGCAGCGCCTGGACCCGCTGCGGCCGGAACTGGCTGAGCGCTCTTAAATAACCTGGACGCTTTATCAAATCCCTGAGTCTTAATTGTAGAAAGGATTTTCTTGCCGAAATCACGAGTTGCAATTACGTCATAAAGAGACTCTGACTTACCGCCCGTTAACTCATCAACGCTAACTTGCAATACCGCTCTCTTATCAGCGAATACCTGCCAATAACTTGCTCCTTTGTTATCGGAGCCGTCTACTGGGTTCGCAGCCTTTATGAAACGTGCGCTAAGAGACGCGCGCTGTAACATTTGCTTGCGCTTTAATTCGTCCTTAATATCAGCTGATTCTGGACTTGGATGCAAACTGTCAACTGGACCAACTCCTGGGAATGGCTTCTGTCCAGTCATTTGCTTATCTTCTTTATCACGATTTGTCTCGTAATTCTCTTTTGGATACTTTGGCTTACCTGGGGTTGGCTCATTAACATCGCCTCCACCCTGGAAGTAAGCTTCCTTGCGCTTATCTAAAGCTTCTTTGGCCTTTGAGATTGCTGCCTGACGACGAAGCGTGCGACGCTCAGCCTCCGCAGCAAGACGCTGTAGACGACGCTTGCGCGCCTCTTCGGTCTCTCCATAGGACTCATAACCAGGATGCATGCCATCAATTGGGCCTGTATCTGGGAATGGCTTTTGGCCATTCATTTGTTTATCAACATTATCACGAATAGACTCGTAATCCTCTTTTGGATATTTAACGTCTTTTGGCGCTGGTTCATTGATTCCGCCGCCGCCTTGAAAATATGCTTTTTTCTCAGTCATTTGTGTTTCCTCGTCTGTTAACTTAAAAGCCAATTTATTGATAAGATTATCCATTTTTTTATGTAAATTTGAAATTAGACCATGCATCCGGTCTGTATCAGAGGCATATTTAGCCGGAGGAGTGCTTAAATCCTTCTTACTTTCAGGGTAAGTTCCTTCCGGACTCTCCATTGATAAACTGCCTCTACCCGGTTGTCCATACGCAGAATCTGAATCTGAATTGGAATCAACGTCTTTTACAGCAGCGTCTAATTTCTGTAATTCATTTTGTAATCGCTCAACCTCAGCCTTAAGCGTACTGAAATCTTCAGTACTTAAATTTTTCTCTTCCTCTAAAACCTTTTCTTTCATATCAACATAACTTGCTATACTATCAGCCGCTGCAACAATATGTCGAATCTTTGCTTTCTGATCCGCACCATTTACAACAATTGAAAGTTCAATTGGATTTAATCCAACGTTAATTTCTCCATAACAACTTTTTGCTATCATGCAAGCGCAAAAGTCTGACTCTACTTTTGCTACCTTTCCACAATCAGTGCAAATAGCTTTTCCTACTGCTGTACCCATTGATACAGAAGTGGCGTAACCTGTAGCAACCTTACGTGCTAAATCTGGATAATTTTTCTTATCCAAAGCGCATAAGGCAATAATCCTTTTGAATTTGTTATCATAATATGTATCTACGATAACGCCGCGAATTGCATCCACTGAGCTTGATTTATGATCCAAACAAAGAGGCTTTCCAATCCAATTCTTATATGCTTTCTTTAATTCCTCTTCTGGAAAAATATCACAATTGCTATTCTTATAGGGCTTTATATTTTCATTAGAACATTTCCACTTCCATGATTCACCGTTTTTTACCCATTCGGATGTCAACGGAGTGCCATCAGAAGAGGTCTTTATATTTCCGCCATCATCAATTAACGCTGCCTCTGCGGCATGCATCATAATGGCCGTAAAATATAAAAAGTCCTTTGCCTTTGGAGCAATTGATTTTAATTCAGCGGCTACCTTTGCAAATCGTTCCAAAATTTCTGGGTCAGCCTCATTAAGCACCATCTCCGTTGGTTTGATGTTATCCGGAGTAATGGTATAGGCTTGACCTATTTTTATAAGAGGGGTGACCATTAGTTTTGTTCCTTATCTAAAATTTGTGAAAGTTTTTTATAACTTTCAATTTCATTCTCGGCACCGTCAATAGTTTTCTTAATAGAATTTTGAGCAGCCTTCTTCATAGCTTCACGGGTTTTATAATCGTTCAAATCTTGCTTAATTTTATCATCTCCAAGAATTTTCACAGATTCAACTTTACATGTCTTAATAAACATTATGCTAACTCCCGTTTCCTTTAAGCATGTCTTCTACTTGTTTCTCTCTATCATTATAAAGCCGTTTTATGTATGGTTCTTTATCTTCAATTTGAAATTTTAATTCTTGAGATAAATTTTCCTTCCAATTAGTTGCCAGAATATTGGTATTTATATGATTTAAAAGTCTTTCATCAATCAGTTTTGTGACCTGAGCGGCCTGTTTTTTAATTCCCTGAACTACTTTTAACACATTATCTCTAAATTCTTTCGCTTTCAAATTTTTAAATATTGAATCAAAAATTTTAACTTGATCCTCTATATCACCAATAGATTCTACGAAAGACCTCATTAATTCAACAGAATGAGTATCATTAGAAAATTGATTCATATGAGCTACACAATAAAGCGCCGTTTTGGCTATATTATTAAAATTGTCTCTAACCTTATTCTTATAACGAATAAGCGCTCCTCTATTATCTATTATTGATTTTGTTGATATTGTTTGATGAGCGTTAAATGGATTATAAATAATATCCAAATGAGTATTAAGTGCTTCAATTTTTTCTTTTACTTGCAAAAAAGCCTTTACAGCCTTTTTAGCCATGACTTTTTCATTGTCTGGAACATCAAAAGACAGCTGAGGTGTTTGAGCAAATTTTGAAATATTCATTTGTTAAATATATATTATAAAAATACCATGTTACATTTGAGGAATAACGCCGCCAATCGGTTGAGCAGATACACTAGAACCAGGAGTTCCGCCCTCTGCGCCACTTGGTGGATTCAAACTCGAATCTTGTATTCCATTAAAATTGCTTCTTAAACCTACAGATGGCATGTCCAATTCATTATTATCTTTATTATCTTTATTAAGAAATGATTTTAATAACTTTCTCAAGATCTTAATTCTTTCTTTTTTACTTTTCTTAGAATCATCATCATACGCAACATCAGAAGAAGAAGGATTTGTTCCCATTGCGCCTTCTCCGTTAGGATCCATATATGGCGCAAATGATTGTTGCATTGGTGCTGCTGGACCAATAGAATTAGCTGGGTTACCAATTAACATTTCTTCATTTTCAACTAAATCGCGAATATCCTTTTTTGCAGCCGTTTTAGCAGCTTGTTCTCCTGGTAATGGCGGCTTTGGTGGCTTATCCGGCGAAGCAGCATTTACGCAATAATGAGTATGAGCTATCTTGCAGGCCTTACAAATTTCAGAATTAAATTGATTTTCAACATCAGGTGATATGCCTGTTCCATATCCAAGATTTTTGGCTTCTTTAATTGCGTCCGTGCATGCGCGTCCCTGAATAATAACTCTATACAAAGCTATAACAAATCCTGTTCTATCTTTACCACGGGCACAGTGAACTAATACAGCTCCACCATTACTTGATTTAAATAAACTCTGAGCGTTATTTCTAATTAATTGTGATGATGAGCGCACATTTGAATTATCAAGAATTGGAATTAATATTTGCTCAATACCATATTGTTTTGCATACGGCGCTATTATTGTTCCAGCTGTTTGATCAAGACTTATTATTTTATGAATATTATAAGGCGGCCCAGAAAGCATACGAATTTCAGTCGGCGCAATACGTCCGCTTCTATACAATGCACCCGGTATTACAACTTGAAAATTAACTGGCATTAGTATAAATTCCTAACAATTTCTTGTATAACTCTTCTAATGTAAATAGGATGATGCCCAATAAGAATGGTTTTCACAAAAGTAATTGCTTGACCTAATGATGCAGTAGATGGATTTTTTTTGTTAGCTATATCATATTCGTTTATAGCCCAAATTTTATTACGTAAATTCGTCACTGACTTGCCACGCTTATCTGGCGAAATACGATTTATAATAAAACGAATTATATTGGCTATAATTTTACCGGACGAACCAGGATCTCCCATTTCCGCTACCGTTGCGGCCAAAACAGTCATTCGTATAATTTGTTGACTATTCTTTTTCATCACTATCATCTTTATAATTAATTGCTTTTATTGAAGAAAACAATGCAATATTAACAGGATCTTCTAACTCATCAATAAACGCCTTATCAAAAGCATCCTTAAAAGATTTCATAAATGCATACAAACGCTTAGGATCATCCTGCTGTCTTAATTTTCGCATAATATAAGAATAACTAAGATTGGCATTTGAATTATCAGCGCCAAGCACACATAACACCCTGTTACTTAAATCATCTTCTCCAATAAGTTTTAATTCTTTAGCAATTGAAATCAATATTGATGACGCTTTTTTATCTTTATGTTTAAAATATTCTATTTGTTTTAATCTATCTTCTGCTTTTAAACGACTAGGATACGTACCCATACTTCGGCCTTTCCGATCATGCACTCGGAATTTACCATTGGGTAGCTTTCTAATTATTGCAAGTTTTTCAAACATTATTTTATACCATTATTAACCTTAGTAACACAAACAATCATATTAGCCGTAGACATTCCGGTTTTAGGCTCACAAATAGTTTTTATTTGCCAAGAGTTCATATACATTAAATTAGTTTTATCTCCAATAGTAACTTCTAAAATTATACATTCTTCATCAACTTCTATTAATTTACCATAAACGACACCGTATTTTAAGGTATTATATTCTGAATACATTAACGATTCGAATTCATCTCCAGTATACACTTCTATCATTTTGCCAATTAAACGAGCGGATATAACTTTTGAAAATCCATTAGACATATTATTTCCTCATTTGTATTAATGAATAAACAGATGTTTTTACTAATTGTTTGTTTATAATTTGATAACCTTCTGATACGCAATCACAAACTGCCTTGACAGCATCAGTTGCTATTTTTTCATTACCCGCTACTATGCAATTAATTTCAGTCTTATTGCCATTTTTTCTTGTAGATATTTCAGCTCCAAATAATTTATGTAATGATTTGCATAACATATTTACGTAATCATCTCCGGCGTCCTTTGCAATAACCAATACATTTGACTTCGGTAAAAGCTTACGAGCTATCGCATTTTTAACCACATGATTTAACTGACTACCATTTGCAGAAGTCCATAACATGCGTTCAAAATTTTCAATTGAAGAATCTTCTTGTTTTTTTGGTTCTTCCGTTTTTTTAGCTATCATTTGCTTCCTTTCATCAGTAGACGTGTCAGTATATGGAGGCACTGTAAAAAAACTTGCAGGATCTTGTATTTGATTATTTTTCCATACTTGAAAATGTAAATGAGGAAATGTATGCATAGCGTTACCAGTTTTTCCTACATTGCCAATTACCGTATTATTATCTACTTTATCGCCTTTATTAACATTAAATCCAGAAAGATGAGCATAATAAGTTCTAAATCCATTATCATGCTCAATATTAATTACATTGCCGCCTTTTGGATCTGTGCCAACATTTGTTACTATTCCTGGTAAAAATGGATAAATAGAAGTTCCTTCCGGCGCTCTCATATCTACTCCAAAATGTCCCTTGGATCCATTTGGACGAACAGAAATTGGATCAAACACACCAGAAGTGCGCCAATCTGATTTAATAGGAGACTGATAAGATCCGGTGGTAAAACCAGTGTTGCTATTATTTTTATAATCACTAAATTGAGCGCGCTCGTTTAATGCAACAGTTATGGCTGCCAGACCTTTGTTCATTTTATAAATATGATCATTTATATTTTCTTCTCTATTTTTACCAGTACCTTCGTAATATTTTGAATCATACATGGCAGTAGAAAAATCTTTTATAGATCTGTTTTCCGCAGCATCTAAAGTAAGATCTTTTCTTCTTTTGTTGACAAATATTTGCTTTATTAAATCCGCCGCTCCTGCTTCTGGAGTTGGATAAGATTTGTAACACCAATGATAAACCTTTTGCTTTCCACTTGGTGTAGGGCTGCTGTCCTGCTGAAGAAAACTTCCTGTTGGACATTTGCCATTAACAGGCTTTCCTTTATTTGGGCAATCTGCGCATTGAATTGCTCCCCAATTGTTCGAATTCTTACCCTCTCCTTTCCATCCAGTTCCATAAGTAGTTTCCATTAACGCAGTTGTTTGCGCCAATTGTATTTCTTGTAATGCTGGCTTGCGCCCCATTACTTTCTCAAATGCCCGCTCTAATATTTCTCTGGCCCATTTGTGTTGCCCATTGGGATCAACAGAAATCACAGGAGACGTTTTTATTTTATCAGTAGGGGCTTTTATCTTATCAGGATCCCACCAAGCTATTTTTTTAATAGCATTTATTCTAGCAGACATCTTTGGTCTATATTGCTCAACGCCAATGATGTCATATCCCTCACCAACAAAATGTTTAGTTAAAGCCTCAATCTTATCCGCTGTAGCATCAATAACCTCTTCTACATTGTGCTTCTTTTTTAATTCTTCTTTGACTTTAACAATATCTTTTTTAGAATTTTCATTTTGTGAATATTCTGGCACAATTAAAAACAATGCTTTTTTGCCCGATTTTGTTTTTGGAATAATACTTGGCGCCTCTCCACTATATTTTACATCCCAAATGCGAGGGGTTCTAAAAATTGATAATTCTGCTCTAGGACGTATTTGCGCCCCAAAATCATTTAAAATTACCTCTGCTTTAAATGATAAATTTAATTCTGGTACATCAACATTCGAAGTCTCAACTATAATTCTAGTCAATCCTTCTGCTGGATCTAAAGGCGGAACTTTACTTTCTATTGCATATTTATTAGAAATAACTATCCCGTCACGAATGCCATTTATCAACGCATTAAATAAAGCATCAATTTTCCTTGAATCACCAAATACTTCAATTGGAAATTTAGCCTTTCTAAATTCATTAGCAAAATATCTTCTTAAATTAAACTCTTTTGATTTATCTGAAATAATAATTTTCGCACGTTTAAGATGGTCGAAATCCTGATAAGGTTTATTAATGTTATCACTTATTGGCATGTCATAACCAACAGGATGACGCTGTTTATACCCCTCTAGAATTCCTGATATTTCTTCCTGCTTCTTTGATTCTTGTTCATGCTTTATTGACTTCGGTTGCTCATGAGGCACAACAGAGGCTTGTTCAGCCGATTCTTCCATCTGGCCCAAGCGCTCTGATAAATGCTTAATCAATATACGAACTTCACTTAAATTTTGTTCATAAGTGCTGACATCAGCATTTTGAATAGCATCCTGAACATTCTGAGTTGCCGTATTTAAATCAGACAATAAACTACGAACATCGTCGAATTTATTTGTTAAATCATCGACTTTATCACGATACTCTGGACTAACAAGACGCTTTAAAAAATTCGAAATATTTTGCACGAATCCGGCACTCTTGACAATATCATTATTATCAAGAGTTAGACTTGCATTTTTAAGTATTTCGATTTCATTATACATTTACAATTTTCCTGGCCCGCATGAGTAACTTCATACTCATAACAGGATCAATTTCATCAATTTTCTCTGAATACGCAGCCATTATAGATGCCATCAAATACTTGTCGCCTGTACTAGCAACCTTCTTCAACTCATTAAAGAATCTTTGATGAGTATATTTAATAGCTGCTTGCATTGGAGAAACGGCCACTTTTACCTCAGGTACATTTTCAGACAATTCTTTTATAATATCCTTCAAATAAGGCTCTAAAGCATTTTTTTCTTCGTCTGTCAATGGTATAGGATCTGCTTTAGTAAGAGCTTCTTTTGAAACATTAAATAATACGTTGCTCAAATAATTTAAACCAAGTTTTGATTGTGCTATTATATCTACTCCAGGCAAAGACTTTATTTTGCCTAAAAATTGTCCAGGTTCGGATTTTGACAAAATATTAATGATCTCTTTATGATTTGCCAAAGCCGTAGCCCAAACCTGCTTAATATTATCTAGTTGTTCTTCTGAAACAACGGGTGTGCTCTTTTCTTTTCCTTCTAATCCAACTTGAGAAGGTTTTGATTCAGGCTTAGTTTGTGTTTTTGATTCTTTATATTCAACAAGTTCTACTTTATATCCAGCTTTTTCAAGAGCTTCCATTCTTTCCAAAGAATCATCATCTGAATATTGACCACCAAAAATCCAGCCATTTTCTTTCGCTTTATTCTTTGCACTTTCAATTTGAGCCGCTTGCTGAGCTTCGTTTGCATCAGGTCTTGTTATAAAAATAACTGCTGTTTTTTTACCTGGAGCAGCTTCTGGTTTAGTTTCCGCTTCTGGCTTAGTTTCCGCTGTTGGCTTTTCTGGTCTAACTCTAACCAACTTTCTCGCATGCACAGCGTAACCTTCAGATTCGAAATCTTTTATAGCCTTATCAAATTCGTCTTCATATTCAATGCGTTTAACTTCTGTATTAAACTCTTCTTTCAATTTTTTAGCTTGAGCACTATAATCAACGCCTGGAGGAGCAAGCAATAATACTATTGATTTGCCTGGCGTTGCCGTAGGAGCGGTTGACTCTGGTATTGGTGCTTCTGATGGCGCAACTTTTTTTGGACGCCCTGGTCCACGTTTTGGAGCTTCCGCAGTTGGTTCAGCAACCTCTGTTGAAGGTGGCGCTTTTGATTCTTCTTTTTTACCTAGAAGAACGCTAACCGGAATTACTCTTACTTCGTCATAATTTCTCTGAAAATTTTGTTTAAATCTTTCTACTTTTTCTTCCGGAGTTGGTTGCACAGTTACCGGTCTCCCATTAACTTTCATTGCAATTTGACGTAATTGTTCAGTTGGTAAATTTTTCAATTCAAAACCAGCAGGAAATGACATTAATATCATTGGCCTCTTAACACTATCATCAAATTTTACAGCCTCCTCAGTAGATACCTCTGCTGGTTTCTCAGCAGGCTCGGTCTTAGCAGATTCTGATGCCTCAGGCGCACTTGGAGCCGCTACTTCTGGCGCATCAGGAATGAGCGCACTTGGAGCCGTCACTTCTGGCGCATTAGGAATGAGCGCACTTGGAGGAACACTTGGAGTTTTTCTTGGACGCCCTGGTCCACGACGTTGCGACGTTTCTGTTGGGGACGCCGCCTGCTCTCGCACTAATTTTTTAAGAGCCTCTAATTTATCATCTGTTGGCCCAGGTAATATTTCAGTAGATGGTGCGGAAGAAATTGGTGCAGCTTCTGGAGAACTTGGCGGAACCGAAGGCTTCTTACCCGGTGGACGACCGCGACGTTTTGGAACCTCTGCTGATGGAGCGGAAGGTACTTCTACTGATGGAGCGGAAGGTGCTTCTACTGACGGCACGGACGGCAATTCTGTAGGTTCTTCTTTTAATTTTTTCGCAACCTGCGCTACTTGATCAAGTTCATCCCAATCGGTAATTTTATTTGGTGGACGACCTCTTAAAACTTCATCATCTTCTTCTGAAGAAACCTCTGGTTGTGGTTTAACTTCTGATTTAAATGGCTGTTCAACTGGTTCAGTCCGTGACTTAAAAGGCTCATCAACTTTTGCTTTTGGAGCCGTTCGTTCTGGTTCAGGCTTTACTTCCGGCTTTACTTCCGGCTTTGGTCGTGACTTGCGTACAGCGTCTACCAATGGTAGAATGTTTTTATCATATTTGATCTTAAATTCCGTCTGAAATTTATGATGCATAGGAACTATTTTTTGTGCCTCATGAATCCAGTTGCCTAAATTTCCTTGAGCCCGAGCGTGGCCCATAGAATTTAAAACTCTCTTCAAACTTTCTACATATCTAGAAGAATCTTTGATAAGAAGATCTAATGCTATTTTACGCGCTTGTGTCTGTTTCCAATACATCTTCTCTAAAAAGCCACCAGAAATTCCGCTAATAGCATCACCTATTAGTCCGGCTTCTATTTCCATAGCAGCAGTTGAGGTAAAACCGCCACTTTCGGCAGGTGGCGCAGTAAAATAATCATCGTCATGATCTGCTTCTGTTGATTGACCAAATTGTTCTGCCAAATGTTCTGACTTCAAATCAACAACTTGTTTAGCCAACTGAAGCATTCTATGAGAGCCTAAATTAATTTGGCCAATCCAGTGAGCAACATCAATATACCTTTTCTGCTTATATGCAGCCCTGGCATTATTAATATAATCATCAAATCCTGCTGCTACTGCGCGCATATTTTCATCAGCGTCACGCAATACATCCATGTGCCCACGATATTTATCCCAGAAATGTTCTAGGATTTTTCTCTTTGCGCCAGATAAAGGACTTGATAACCAATGTTTTATACCATAGGCTTGTGCTATGGTTATAAGTTGCTGCTCGTTTAAAGACATGAAGTTCTCCTACTAAAAGGCGTAAATAATAATAGAGCTTTGTAATATCAAGTGATTATCTTCATGAATGCAAGATTATACTTTGATTATCTTTATCAATGCGAAATTATTATTTGATTATTTTAAGCCGCCAGGTGGTCCTCCCATACCTCCTGGCATTGGCATAGGTGGTGGCGGACCTCCTCCTGGTGGGCCGCCTAAGCCCAAACCTCCGCCCATGCCTCCGCCCATACCTCCTCCCATGCCTCCCATGCCTCCTCCCATGCCTCCTCCCATGCCTCCGGCTGCGTCATATGCTGATTCGCCAGGCAATGGAGTTTCGGTAACTTCTTGAATCTCATCTTCATCGCCAAGAGCACGAAGATCATTAAGAGGCATTCTTGACAAAGCCTCCATTTCTTTCATTTGAATCATATTCTTAATATTTTCTTTACGAATCTTTCTGACCTCATCGTCATATTCAAGGCCTAAAGATTTGTATAACGTTTGCAAAGAAACCTTGGCCGGTTGAGCAGATACTAATTGAGTGAGGTTACCAATGTAATCGCCCATATCAAATAATGACATGTGATTCCATTCTACTTCGGGTACAATCAAAACCTTTTCGCCATCTACATATTCATAAAAATCATTAGCTTTTGAAATTGGAGCAAATATTTTTCTGCGTAACCAACTTGATAACATGTTCCTAAATTGCATATACCGCTGACGTAAAACATCAAGTGCCACGCTGCCGTTTGCATAAGAAGTGTCAGCTCCACCATCCATTAATACTTGAGGCACTACAAGACCGATATACATTTCCTTTATAAGCTGAGTAATATCTCCGGAAATATCATATATTCCTTGACCATGCCCTACACGCTCAACTGTTACGGCCTCATGAGTGAAGACTTTAAAGTCTTTGTCATATTGAGCCGAATTTTGTTGAATTGTTATTTTCCCATTTCTTCTAGTTACAAACAATCCAGTAGGAACAGTAAAACACCAAACTTTGCCATTATATTTTTCTTTTTTCAATAACTCGTGTTTTTCTTTTGTTATACTGTTTCTTGATGTTTTATATACCAATGGAAATTCTCCATTACCAGAACTTGACCATAATAAAGTATAAAGCGGCAATCTTCTTCCATCAATATATTTATCATCATCACGTACAAACATTGTTGGAACATAACCACATTTATATACTATTTCATAAACATCTTCTGCTAATTGTTTTGATGTTGTATAATATGCAAATCTGTTTGATTCTTTTTTAGGATTATCATAAACAGATCCGTCACCTCTTACTAAAGCATCTAAAAATATAGTCAACAATCTTGGGCTCAAATCCATTATCCATCGTGGAACTTGTTTATATTCTGCTTTAACATTTCCATTAATATCGCCAATACATTCTTTAAAATGATTATATAATTTTTTTCCAGAAAATATTATTGACCAACAAT